AGAGAATCTTACTCCAACTTATCACCGAAGGCAATATTTCTGACGCTTTCAATAATCTTGCCAGCGATAGGTGGAACAGCCTACGTAGGTATAACGACTTACAACCGAGTTATAGCGGCGACTGAAGCGATTGAGGCAGCCAAGCCTTATGACGATGCAGAGTTACGAGCAGAAGTTAATGCGTTAAAGGTTCAACTGTCTGCACAACAGTCATCTGTCAACACAGTTAAAGACTCTATGGTTACTACATCTAACCAGCTAGTGTCCATGCAAGAGAAAGTATCTAATGCTATTGGCACAGCGAATGAAGCCAAGGCTATTACTAACGGCAACGTGCGTGAGACATCAGCGTCATTGCTTGGTGTGCGTGAGGAAATGAAAGCTACACGTGAAGGCATAGAGTCACAACTTAAAGCACTTAAACGAGCAACTAGCAATCCACTTGGCAATTAAGGAAAAATTATGTTATCTATTATCTCAGGTCTATTAGGCATAGGCTCATCAGCACTACCAAGTATCTTAGGATTCTTCCAGCAGAAGGGAGACCAGAAGCATGAGATAGCTATGGCTCGTTTGCAGACAGAACGTGAAGCAGCAATGGCTGCCGCTGGCTTTGCATCACAAGAAAAGATTGAAGCCATTAAACTAGATGAGATTGAAGTGCAGACTTATGCACAAGAGCGTGAGGCTTTATACAATCACGACATGAAGATGATGGACAAGGCATCACAGTCTGTCGTTGATATGAACGCTAGGGTTCGCCCATTGATTGCGTTTACCTTTGTTGGCTTGCTAGTGCTAGTGGATTTGGCTGGTCTTGCATGGGCAATCTATACTGGCGTAGAGTTTACTACTGCCATGAACTTAGTATTCTCTGACGACGAGATGGCTATTGTGTCTAGTATAATTGGTTTCTACTTTGGTTCACGCCAATGGGAAAAACATAGTGCGAGCAAGTAAAGAACTAATTAAAATGCTTAAGCACCATGAGGGTGTTCGATACAAACCGTATCAATGCCCTGCTAAGTTGTGGACAATTGGTGTTGGTAGTGTATTATACCCAGAGCAAGCTAAGATACCATCAAGTATAGAAGGCATGGCTAGGCGTAAAGCGTGGCCAGTTAAGCCTGAAGACAATCGTAAGTGGAGCGAAAAAGAAGTTGACAAGTTACTGGCTAAGGATGTCGCCCGATTTGAACGAGGGCTTGAACGTTATTTACCTATACGACTTTCACAGAATGAATACGATGCTATTCTTAGCTTCTGCTTTAATCTTGGTCTTGGTACATTTCAGCGGTCAACCCTCCGTCAGGCGCTTTTGCGTGGGGATAAAGAAACGGCTATACAAAGTCTACTTAAGTATAACAAGGCGGGTGGCAAAGTGCTAAAAGGTTTAGACACCAGACGTAAAGATGAGGCCGCGTTGTTTCGCAGAGAACAATGACAGTCCACTTAGTAATCCCAGATGTGCAGGCCAAGGATGGGAATGACTTTACTTTCCTAAAATGTCTTGGAAATTTTATTGTAGAAAAACAGCCGGACGTGATTGTGTGCATAGGAGACTTTGCAGACATGGAGAGTTTAAGCACGTATGACAGGGGAATGAAGTCGTTTGAGGGGCGTAGGTACACCAAGGATTTATTTGCAGCCAGAGACGCAATGGATGCCCTTCTTACCCCATTGTTTCGCTACAATAAGACAGCAAAGCATAACAAACATAAGCAATATAAACCTAGGATGGTTCTCACTCTAGGCAATCACGAGAATAGAATCAATAGAGCTATCAATGAGGATAGCAAACTTGAAGGGCTGATGTCTACCGATGACTTACCGTATCAAGACTGGGAAGTTATACCATTTCTTGATGTCATCGTTATTGATGGCATTGCATACTCGCACTACTTTACTTCTGGCGTTATGGGCAGACCTATCACTACTGCTCAAGCATTGCTTACCAAAAAGCACATGAGTTGTTTTGCTGGTCACCAACAAGGTAGACAGATTGCTTACGGCAAACGGGCAGACGGAACTGAGATGACCTCGATAATATGTGGGTCTTGTCTTTCCCCGCATCATAAAGTATTGACTGCTGATTTAAAATATGTTGAATTAAGAGATGTAAAGGTTGGCGATACTCTCGTTAGCTTTGATGAGCATCTTGGAATGTCTAGCAAGCGTGGGCGCAGATTTAAAACTGGCACAGTATTAAATACAAGGATAAGTTCTGGAGAATTGTTTGACGTAACGTTAAGTAATGGAAAAGTTTTTAGGACAACTAAAGACCACAAGTGGTTAACTAAAAATTGCATGGGCGTTACTAAATGGCAAGAGACTCAGAACTTAACTATTGATGGGGTAAAAGGTTATGGGACAAAAGTTTCTAGGGTAATGCCTGAATGGGAAACTTTAAATACTAGACAGGTTGGATGGTTAGCTGGGATGTATGATGGTGAAGGTAGTCTATACGCCAGAAAAACAACTGGTGGTAACTGTACTCAATTAGCTATATCGCAATGCCCAGTTCATAATCCTGATACAGTTAAAGAGTTAATTAATGCTCATGCTGCACTTGGTTTTGAATTAGGAAGCGCCAGCGCAAATGGAAGAAATTGTAGGCAATGGAGAATTACAAATGGTCAAGCTCAAGTTGCAAAGTTTCTAGGCTCTGTTAGACCTCAAAGATTATTGTCAAAATTTTCTCCTGAATTATTGGGAACTTTAACAACTCAATACAATGAGCCTTTGGATTCAATCGTTAGCATTGAAAGTGTTGGTATTGGTGAATATGTTGAAATAGAAATTGATGCAGCAACTATGGTTGTTGAAGGTTATCCACATCACAATTGCTACGAGCATGATGAGGATTATCTAGGCGCTCAAGGCAATCAGCATTACCGTGGCTTCTATGTATTACATGAAGTTAAAGACGGTAGCTTTGATGAAATGGCTGTTTCCATTCGCTTCCTTAAAGAAAGGTATAACTACTGATGGCCTACGCACAAGATGATGAGTCAATAGTTGACGTTTGCAATAGATTGCTTGGTTCAGAGATAGAGGAAATAGAAGTCGATGCTGATGAGCAAACTGTTTATATACACACCAGCACCGGGATGATTAAGATTAACGGTGAAGACTTATCTATGTGGGTAGAGTGCGAACGATACGCAAGCTAGGGTAACTCACCGCCATTAATATCTATATGGCCTTCATCCCAATTCAATGGGCATCCAGTCCAGCCACACTCTTTTGTTGATGCTAGGCTCTTGCCACACACATCACAGATAGGGTCTTTGTTCTTCTTGCCCCATATCAAATCGTAGTTATCTTCGTATTGCTTGTTATTCTTGCGTGATAGGATTGCATCACCAGTAATTGGATTCGTTGTCGTTACCATTATCTCTCCTACAAATTCATGGTTTTCTCTATTGTTTGTCTTTAATATTAAGAAGACTATTACATACAAGCAATCTTGCTTTGAACAGATTAAGGACTATATCATGTGGACATCACCAGCAGCTACAGAAATGCGCTTTGGCTTTGAAGTTACTATGTACGTTATGAACAAGTAACATATTTGTTATATAGGATGGCGACTGCTAACCCGGTTGCCATTCCTAAAGCAAACGCTTCTTTGTAGCACAATATGTATTCAAGTGTATACATGTCAAATCCTAGTAACAAAAAGTTCCAACATCAGTTGTTATACATTTAAGTATTTTCCCATCTGGCATTTTAACTGGTTCGTAGATGTCTGTGCCATTCATCAATGACAATACTAATAATAAATTAATCATACAGCCTTCCCTATGTAGGTAGCTTTGCTGTCTTTGAACTGAAAAGTAATTTCACATTCTTGCCCTTTAGCTGATGGGTACAGTAGCGTATAAAAGCCATAGCCCATACCCAAAATACCTGCAAGTAGTAACGTTGCTACAACGACTGTCGAACGGTCTAGGCTTCTGTCGCAGTTGCAGTCACGGCCTTGGTTGCACTCTTGATTACACGGCATAATGTAGTTCCTTAATTAGTTGTAGGTAATGTATCGCCTTGTCAATGTCTTGCACTCCATTCTTACTAGCATGTCGGCACACATACTTAATTACGTTGCCTTCTAGGAACGGTATATTATTCTTAACGATGAATGTGACTGGCTGTATTGCCATGTCCTTGTAGTGACTTCCACCTTCTTGCGTGTCTAGTGCGCTCATATTAAATCATCCCGGATGGAATCATGTTATACATACCGAACGTACTGGGTATGCCACGGTGTTCAGGCTTACGCTTCTCTTGTTTAAACAACTCAGGTCTTGACTCAAACATGGCGCTTATCTTTCTCAAGTTTGGATTGGCAGCAATCATGTCGTCGTATGGGCCTTTCTCATTTACTTCATAAGTGGTGCGCTTATCTTTGCGAAGTTTAGAGAAGTAACCCGGTGGATATATTCTCTCCAGCTCCTCGACTGTCTTTGCAATAAACGGAATACTTGTATGCTCGTAATGGTTCAGTCTGCCTTGACCCTTCTTGGTAATCTTTGGGGTGATGGCTAGGTGGCCATCTTTAACCAGCGTTGCTAATACATAATAGGCTAGGTCTCTTGATAAGCCGGAGCGCTTCATTACTTCTTTAGCTGAGATACTTCCGCTACCAACTACATCCATTACAAGTTTAAATCTAAGCTGGGTATCTAAATTCTTTTTGATTACTGGTCTCATCGTGTTCTCCATAGTAGTTGGGTACTAGGCTTATGCTTTTCCCCATTGTGAATTATCAGAAAGGAATGTCGCTTGCTATCTCATCAATGGCTTGCTTCTGATAGCCGTTAGCTTTAGCGCCTTCTTTAGCGATTGATACTACTGGCTCCGGTTCTGCTAGTTGACACCAGCCATCCCAACCCATAGGGAACAGTTCAATCTTTGCTGCTAGGCCACCAGTCTTGGTCTCCATTACAACGCCAACCTTTGTCCAGCGTGTTTTCTTCTCGCCATTCTTGTCTTCGTATTCGCCATTCTTTGCTACTAAGTTGTATTTAACTGCCATTTTTATTTCCTTTTAATCGTTGAATTGTTGTTTCTACTTCGTCGTTGAACTCTACTGCCTTGCTTTCAACCTCTTTAATATATTCATCATCCCGGTAAACGCGTTTGATGAACAATTGTAAATCCAGTGGGAACTCTGGGCAGTATGATACAAAGTCTACCCACTTGGCCCCACTGCATGCCATTTGAAACTGCATCTGCGGCATGTATTTTGTTGGCGCTCTGTCCTCTAGCATTGTCTTAGCGTGTGTCGTAGCTTTTGGGCATTTGATTTCAATCAACCCTAGCTCATCATCGTCTTCCACCACCCCATCAGGACTAGCTCCACAGAATGGTAACGTTGGATGTTGCATGAACGCCTCTTGCCTAACAAACACATTCTTCTCTACTTCATACCAGGCGCGAGCATAAGGTTCTAGCTCGATACCGTTGGCCATGTATTGATTGGTGTAGCCTTCTTCACGCTTGCCATTTAAACGCTCACAGACGAGTTGCATCCTGTAGTCGGCACGACTAGCTGCCTCACCAGTTTTAATCGTTGCCATGACGTCTGCAATGCGACTGGCTGTGATTTTACCAAGACGTAGTGCATGCCATTCTTCCGTGCCTTGAATTATCTCAGTCATTTTTTATCCTTCCGTAATACATGTATCGCAAGTAACCACTTATCGCCCATCGCTTCTTTGCAGGTAGCAACCTTCTTAGCAAGTGATTCTGCCTGAGATGGATTAGGTGGTGTCAGACCGTATAATGAATTGATAATCATATTATTCTCCGAGTCTGTATTGTGCGACGCGGCATGATTCACCAAACTGGTTAGAAACCTTAACAAGTTCAACCTCAATTTTATGCCCCCTTTGCTTTAGCACATGAATACATGCTGACAGTCTGTAAATACCTAGCTCAGTCCACGCTTGTAATGGCGTGATAGATGGCCTGGTGTTTAGGTAATTCTCTAGGCGCTCTGCTTGGCTCATGATTTGCTCCCAAGTTTAGCTTTCATGCTGTCTTTGGTTGCAATCACAACGGCTTGTGCCTCTTTGTTCTTACCGCATGCTGACAATGATGCTGTGAAATACTCTTGCAACTCACTCATGGTTGTAGCTGTTTTAATCTTGTCGACTAATGGTGTGGCGTCAAACTCTACTTGCGGTAGGTCTTCGCCAGCAAAGATGTATAAGCCAATACCAAAGCAAGCAATACATTTAGCTAGGCATCGCATTGTGGCGTCACTAATCTTACGTGCATCCGGGTTGACAATGGCAGCATTGCGATTATCCATGACTGGCAATTGCATACGCATAGTCTTGCCAAGCGCTGTTACATTGCAGAACACCATCATCGTGTCGTTATAGACGCGTGGCTCAGGGAACTCCCATACAGCCATTGGGTCTTGCAATAGTAGCTGGTCTACAGCCCATGTCCATGAAAGGTAGGTAAGCTGGCCCTTCTTCTCTGTGTATTTATTAACGTCAATCTCGCGTAATACTTTGTATGTTGCTGTCGTTTCCATATCGTTCTCCTGTTGTTGTCTTAATTCATCCATTACTTCTGCTTGAAATTGTTGCTCGCTCATTAGTTATCCCCCAATGCTTCATGGAATACCCAATTTGCATGCTTGTTTGACTTGTAATTATCCTCAACAAACCTAGCATATCGGTTTATCTCAGCATCGTATAAGTCTCTGATACGGCCCAGCTTGTCATCGTTAGGGTCATAGATAATCTTCCTGACCTTATCTGATAGCAAGTCTGTTTCGTCGATGTAGTCTGATAGCTTGTCAGCCTCAAACTGTAAGAAGTATTCCACTAAATCTCGGATAAAGAACGGGTCATCTTCATGCTCCGTATAATCATCCTCTATCCAATCACCAAATACACCCATGATAGTTTCCTCGTAGTCATGCCAAAGTCGGCATAGGTGTAACAATAAGATAGCTTGGATATATCTGTCAACAAGTATTTACTTATCAATCGTTACATATCCATAAGTAAAACTTATCGTTAAGTTTAATTACACAGATTAGAATAGGTATTGGCTAGGCTCGCAACCGAAAAGGTGGCTCATCTCCACCCTGCCAATCTTTTCTTTGATGACATGACTTTTGATGGGAGTTATATATGCACTATTATCAGCACCATATTGGTGACTTTATAAAAGACACTTCGTTTTTAACTAATGAAGAAGTTGGAATCTACATTAAGCTAATATGGCTTTACTATGATTCTGAAAAGCCACTACCGAACGATATGTTTACCCTTAGTATGAAAACAAATGCTAGACCTGCTCAAGACATTGTATCAGGTTTACTGGATATGTATTTTACACTGCAGGAAGATGGATGGCACCATACTAGATGCGACCAAACAATCAGTGATTACCATAAGCAGTTAGAAGTTGCTTCAAAGGCTGGTAAAGCATCGGCAGAGAAGCGTAAGTTAAACGCTGGCTCAACAGAAATCCAACAAGAAATCAACGACCGTTCAACGACCGTTCAACCAACCAATAACCATAAACCAATAACCATTAACCATAAACCAATAACCATTAACCATAAACCAATAACCAATATAAAACCTATACGCGCTGAAGCGCTCGAAAATTACTTTGAAGACTTCTGGTATAAATATCCAAAGAAAGTAGGCAAGGATGCAGCACTCAAGGCATGGAAGAAAGCTAAGCCTGATATATTGCTAGTGATTGATGCGCTTAATTGGCAGAGAGAAACAAAGCAATGGCAGCAAGAAGATGGCAAATACATTCCTAATCCTGCTACATACTTAAACCAAGGCCGCTGGATGGATGAAGCGCCTACACAAGAGGCACCATTCTAATGATTGATACAGACAAACTAGCTTTTAAAGAAATGTTATGCGCCGTGTTTACTATTTATGGCAAGCCGTTACCTGAGAAAGAAGTGTTGCGTGTTTGGTGGCATAAGCTGGAGCGCTTTGAATTCAATGTGGTTGGCCGCGCCTTTGACCATTGGACAGACTCGCCTAACAAACTGCCACAGCCTGCTGATATTATCCAGCTATGCAAGCCACGCGAGGCAGAGTATCACGCATTGCCAGCGCCAGTAAGCTATGCCGAGAACAAAGAGAATGTGGATAAGCTGAATAAGTTTATTGCTGATAAGCTAAAGCCAAAGACTAATTACCGTTCATGGGCTACTCGCATATTGGATAACCCGCAGAACTTTCCTGAGTTTGCAGTGCAAGCAGCGCGTGAGGTAAGCATTAGTGAGATGGTATAGCTGGGGCAAGTATGCAATAGTAAACTTTAGCCCGGCTAGAATGGATGACGCAACCGTGGCTAGAAGCAAAGGTGGCTATGCAATATCAAAGGCCGTCTCGCAAGGTGCCACAATCTATTCAGTTTGGTTGTTGCCATCGGTTCACTTAGGCAATTATAAAAATGTGGATGACGCGAAAGAAAAAGTTAGCCAGCATTTGAATGAAAGCAAAGGATAAAAATTATCCCGCGCCCTTCGCCTATATTTCACTTTTCGTAAAAATGGCAAAAAATGGCAAAAAAGTTTAGAAAATTCTAAAAAACTAAACTATCAGTTAAGAATGGCGGCAAAAAATAAACCGGCAGGCATTTAACGCAAGGCGTTACAAAAACGGATTGCATAATGCGCATTATAACGGTTTAAATTGTTGGATTAGTGCAATGGGTTAAGTTAAGCAATAAAACCAGCCATAGCGCCTTAAAATGGCCTTGTTGAGTGTTTCATGTGATAATTAGCCAGTGCATAAACGATAGGCAACAAAAAAGCCCCGGTTTAGGGGCTTAATTGCTTAGGTTTAGTATATTTTGCGCAATGGTCTGTAAGAAATGCCATAGCCATTGTTTATAAATATGGTTTGCATTTGCATATTGCTTTCGTGTTTCTTAATCCATGCTTGCATTGCTTCGGTCTGGTTTAAATTCCAAGTTTTAGTTTGCCACATAATCAATCGCCTTTAATGTATAGATTTAATAATGCTATTTTGTTGTATTAAGTTATTGCGCTTTAAAAATCCAAGCTCACAATAAGCAGCCAGCAAAGTATCAAAGTATTTTAAATAGCCATAACGTTTATTTTCAATTTTATACATGATTAAGCGCCTTGTAATGAATTGAGTATATGTGATTTAAAAGCGCTGGCGCTTGCATCCATATTATTTGAATGGTCTATGCCATTAATGCGAAAAATCTGAAGCCATGTGTTATAGCCTTTTACTTGGATTAAAGCACCATTAAAATCTAGTGTTAAAAAATACCAAGCATTTTTGTTGGCTAATCGCGCGGCATTAATTGTTTTTACAATATCATCCATGATAGTTACCTTTATAGTGTTTAGATAGTATGGCTTAAAGCAAGCCCATAAACCCACTGATTAGAATGGGCTTATAAAATGCTTTAAATTGTGGAATGGCGGAATGTGAAATAATAACCGGTATTGTCTGAACCATAACCCATATTGGTTATATCCCAATCGAGATTATGCTTAGCCACTAAGGCTTGCACGGCTTTATAATGCAATGATTCATTATTGAATTGATAATCATAAGGGATAACAACATTAAATTTGCCAGCTTCGGCCTTAATGCGTGAACCCCTAGAATTTGTTGGGCCTAAGTATTTAGTTTTAATGATAATCATAATAGTTTCCTTTATAGTGTTTAATTGTATGCTTCAGTTACAAAAGCAATAATGCAAGCGCCTTGCAGCTTGTAACTAGCAAAATCGCCAGACCAACAATCAAGCCTAAAGCCTTTGTATCCAAAATGCTTGGCTGCTTTAGTTATAGCGCCGCGCATAGATTTTGATTCTACATTCAAGCGCTGCACCCATGAATAGTTAGACTCGCCGCCGTAAGTGTCTGTTATTTCAATATTGTATTTATACATAATAGTAACCTTTATAGTTGAGAAATAATAATAAGTAGAATAATGGTTAAAATAAACCCGGCAGCTGCTAGATAATCAATAAATGTTATTGGGCTGGCTGGTTTATGATTCTTATAATCGCGCATTATCATATTAAGCCTTTCAGAGAAGATTCTGCTGCCCATGAATTATTAATGACATACCACCATTCATCGTGCATGAATTGAGCAGACGTAATAATTACGCCATCAATATGGTATAAAGGTGCCTGGGTTATATTCTCTTTCCTACGATTAGCTTGATAAGCCATAATAGTTGCCTTTCAAATAGTGTTTAAATAGTGAGCAGTAAGTAACTTGGCTTCTCCATCGCTCCGGCTTTATCAGCCAGTCTTATACAGTTTCACTTTAGCTTTAAGCTATCATTACTTGCTGCGGAACCATCACGTTATTACTTACTGCGGATTGAATAATAAAGCATTGGATTAGCTTGTCAATAGATATCTGCGATTAAAGTTTAAATGATATACTGGCCATTCATAAGTAAAACTTATCAATCATGTATAAAATACCTAAAAAGCCGGGCATTGAGTTAAAAGAAAAGAAGCCAGACGCGAGGCAATTCTCGGTTGTGCCATTGAGGGCAATACACGATAAGAGACTAACAAAGGGCGATTTAATAAACCTTATGGCTTTATGTTCT